ATCTTTCCAATCTAGTTGTTCGCTCCCATCGACCCAGTTGCGATACCAATAATCATCGTCGGGTTTGTGTGTGCCAAAATTGGTTGTTTGACATCCCCATGCCTCACACGTTTTCTTACACTCCATCCAATTCTGCCAATAATTCGTGTCACACTCACCTCTCGCCTTGCGTGCTTCACAGTCGGTGGCTGTGTCCACACACCACGTCTCGAAATCTGGCGCTCGACACGTCGATTTACCGTAATCATACTTCGCCTTGGCACCCGTCCTTTGACACGAAGTTGCGCAATTTGTTTGCATCCAATCCCAATACCAACCATTATCACATAATTTGGCTCTGGCCCACCTCGGGCACTCTGCATTAGTATCAGCGGCTGCGCAGTTGGGGTGACTAAATGTGCAATCTCGTGTTCGTACTGTGGGCCACTCTTCCTCTGGACACGTGCCTTCCAGCTTTCTCCGGTCGTACGCCTTATTCCCAAATGTGCAAGGTGAAATCTCAAACCAATCTTTAGTCACCAGACAACACGCCACTTCTTGCTCCGTCTTGACGTGTGATGGGCACTCGCCGACGAGTGTTCGCACCTGTTTCTGAGAGACCTCATCTGGTAATTCTGAACCGGGAAGTTTACGACATACCCCTTCGTTCGTCCATTCACCCGGACTGCAACATGGGACTTCTTGCTCTGCTTCGACGTCGTCACCGCAATCGCCCGTCACCGTTCTTACCTGTTTCATTTTACCTTCGACGCAATCGCCCTCGTCCGTCCATTCGCCCGTCCTGCACGGTTCTTTTTGCTCACCGACAGACAGGTCTTCCTGGGTGCCACCACCGCTTCCACCGCTTCCACCGCTTCCACCGCTTCCACCGCTTCCACCGCCACCGCTCTTCTTCTTCTTTTCCGACTGGAACGGGAAGGTAAAGTCCTTTTTGCCACCATCGGTAGACATCCACCACCAACCACCCCCCGCGACGACCGAAGCTACGAGACAGCACAACAGCAAGACGATGATGATGGCTCCACCACCGCCTTCGTTATTGGTGTTGTTGTTGGACATCTGATAATAGACGACAAAAAAATTACCGAAGTGCGAGAGCCCTGGTTACCGTATTGCTGCCCTTGACATACTTACCAAGGGCCGCCATCGTCAGTGAACCCAACAACATCCACATTCGTTGTTTGCTAACGTCCAACGAGTACGTGGTGGCAAACAAAGTAGCCACGAACATCATCGTCCCCCGGAATTGTCGTTGAAGGTCGGCGATCATCTTCGACGTTGTGTTTCGGTTCTTAGTCGCAGCACTGGTCACAGTGATGTCGATGATCCTGGTGACGAAGAAGGCAACGATGAGAGCCGCGATGGAGTATCCTGTGTTTTCTTGACGCCTTCCCATGGCGACTGCTAAGTTCTTCGTCCTCGGCACCCATTTCGCAAACTTCTCCACCGCCGGGGAGTTCACGAGGATTTCTTTGGGTTTCCCCAACCACGGTTTCACTTGGCGATACACCGTGTTCAGTTGGTTGGCGCCGGGGATCTTATTCTTGATGAGTCCTTCGAAGAACTTCGCCGGCTGTCCACTGGATAGGGCGATCACGTAAAAGATGACGCGAAGGAGATTACCACTGGCTTCTGGGAGGGGTCCTGACTCGGCGAGAGCCTTCCCGAGGTTATACGTCTGTTGGATGTACTTTTGTGGAATGGCCAGCTGGCGTGCTGTGCTGTTGACGATGGCTTTGCGAGCACCCGGCGTGACGACGACGTTATTGTAGGAGGAGGACGAAGAGGATGTGTTCTTTCGCGAGTTTGAGTTAGAATTGTAACTTACACCCCTCAACATCCGTTCGAGATTATCGTTGTTAATGTTCCACCCGTTCGTGGTCATGACTTACACTAGTCACAGAAAATACTAAGGTGTTTGTGCATCTTAGTATTTTTTTAGTGAAAAAAAAAGTAAATGTACGAAATTTAGTTGGAGAAAGCCAAGCCACCAAGACCAGATTGGACACGCAAAACGTTGTAGTTCGTGGCGAAAAGGTGCATGGTAGTGGAATCCGGGGCGTCCTTCATCGTGACAGACACTTGAGCGTTGTCAATACGCGAGAAGTTGCAAGTACCGGTCGGTTGGTGCTCTTCCGGCTTGAGGGCGAAAGAGTACGTGTAGATACCCGGCATCGGGTTACCAGAGTGGTGTTGGTAGGATTGGACCTTGTTGAAGTAATTTCCGTCCATTTCCTTGAATCGGTCTTGGCCGTTGAGAACAAGCTTGAACTTGTCGAGCGGACCGACGGACATGGTAGACGAACCGGCACCTTCTTCGCGGATGCCGTGGGAGCCACCGTTGCCACCGACCGCGAGGACCGGGACGCCGATGAGGGAGGTCGGCACGAAGCAGTTGGAGGAGCCGAGGGAGTCGGAGTTCGCCGGGGCGGACTCGAGGATGACTTCCGTGGCACCGGTGTTGGAGGTGAAGTTCCAAAGGTTGGAGCCCTTGTTGTTGTTCGGGGAGAAGCACCAGACGAGCTCCTTGACGGGATGGTTGAACGAAAGCCTCTTGGAGATGACACCAGCGGACGTGACGGTGTCGGTACCGGTGTGTTGGACTTGTTCGATGAGGTACTCGTGACCCTTTTGCGCAAATCGTCGGCGTTCTTCCGTGTCGAGGAAGTAGTAGTTACCGAACACGCGGAAGGTCGAACCATCAGTATACGTTTCAAATTCGTCAGTCAAATCGAAGTCCAAACGCACTTCGTGGTATTGGAGGGCGATGAGCGGCAAGGCGAGACCCGGGTTTCTGTTAAAAAAGAAGACCAAGGGAAGATACAAAGAGGTCGACGCGGCACCGGTCGTCATCTTCGCCCATTGGTTGCGCTTGTCTTCCGAAAGGTAGATTTCGGAGTAGAGGCGGAACCAGCGTTGGTAGTGCTTGTCAATTTGTTGACCACCGATGGACAAGGTGACGTCCTTGATGGCGCGCTCAGCGGCCCAGCACGCGGAGACGCCGTTGGTGTTGGAGACGAGGGCGCTGTTACCCTTGAGCTCGACGAACATGTCACCGATCAAGTCACCGTTGCGCGCGACCGTGACGGACACGCGACCGGAGTTGGCCGGAGAACCGTTGACAGTTTGCTCAATGGTTTCCATCGCAAAATTCGTGTGGCGACGGTACACCGCTTGGAAGAAGGTGACCTTCGGAGAGGCCGTCAAGTAGACATCTTGGGCGCCATAGGCGACGAGCTGCATGAGACCACCAGCCATTTTGAAATTTCGTTGTTGTACTATAGCATGAGATTTTTTTTCTGGCCTGACGCGGCGCGTCAGGTGTCGGCCTGAACTTTCTCAGCCCATGACACATGACTTCCGAACGCACAATCCCAGAACAAGAGGTGGTCGAGGACGAGGACGACATCCTCCTGGACGAAGACGAGGACGAAGACGAGTTGGAGGAGGGTGAGATCCCCGACTTCGACGACGACGATCTTCAGGGTGCAGAGGACCCGCTCCTGGACTTGCTGGGCGGCGTCCTCACCACGGAGGACGGGGACACTGTTTGCTCAGCCCTCGTCGCCCTGGCTCGGCAGATGGAGGTTCAGAACAAGATCCTCATAAAGATGCTCTCTTCCATGAAAAATTAATAAAGACTATACACTAGGTCTGGGTAAGAGGCAACATGAACAAAATCCATGTGGTGGACAAAGACCCCAATCGTGACGAGATTGAACTCGAGACGTGGAAGTCTCAGATTCAAACTCTTGGCGACGAAAAGCTCATCCACGTGGTCGAGGTTCTCGAGCGACGCTGGGCGCTCACGAGCGAAAAGTGCAACCCCCTGGACATCTCGCGCCTGGGGTATAGACAGTTCTTCTCACCGGAGGAGATCGGTGACGATGGTTTCCCCCGTAGCGTCGAACTGACCGTCATCCACTCGAAGCTCGAGCGGGAGAATCAGTTCCTGACACAGATCCTTTCTCGCATCCGAACGCTCCCGCACCCTGACGTGAGCAAGCTCGAGTTGTCGACGAAAGAGCCGACGTTCGGTGACTTTTGCGCCGAAGGGCACGACCTGACGATGGCCCAACGTTTGGGTCGTCTTAAGGTGCAGGTGAGGGATGCCTTTAAGAATGTCCGTTTGCATCACCTGGCCCAAGAGCGCATAAGGGACCCGACCAAGGTCCAACCGAGTTACGCCGCGGACCCGGCCTACTTCGACGCGACGCCTATGATTGACGAGAAGAAGATCGACGAGATGTCCCCTTTTCAGCGGGCCCTGTGCTTTTGCCTGAACGACCTGTTCCAGAACGGTGTCCGTCGTTACAAGGGTCAGTGCATGGTGCAGCGAACGGTGAACGGGCACTTCACCCGGGCGTGGAAGGAGATTGGCAGCATAGAGGAGTACGTGTACAAGCTCGCGGACAAGGACACGTTCTTCGATTTTTGGAAGGACATCACGTCGCGCGGGACGGGCTTTAGAGATGTCATCAACCACTTGACCAACTGTTCGGACGCACAGTTCCCGGAGATCAAACCGTGTAGACACATGTGGTCGTTCCAAAACGGCGTCTTCATGGGGAAGGTGTGGTCGTCCGAACTCAACGGATACACATGTAGGTTTTTCGAGTACGACAGCAAGGAGTTCGCGGTCCTCGACCCGACG